GTGACAAACATCCTGCGTCCACCGACAGTGGAAGAAAAGGTTGGCCGGCCATACGCATTGTGGTGGCACGGTAACCGTAGAGGCATCAGTCTCGTAAAGACTGCCGGAGTGTGGGCACGTGTTGAGTTTCCAGGGATTCTTCAGCTTGAGGCAGCAGATGCCTACTACTTGGGCGGTCACGAGTATGAGGTGACCGACACCGAGAAGGCAGCACTCATTGCCGAGTATCCAGATTTTGCTACGTACATCACAACGTCCTAGGAGTATTGGTGCCTACCACTCTTACTGATCTGATCGAGGAAACTTTGACGTTTCTTCGCGGATATGTCCGAAGCCAGGAGCAGACTACTTGGCTCACTTCCAGTATCACGTCTAGTGATACGTCGTTGAGTGTCGCTAACGGCTCCCGTATTGGCATGGGCCGTGTGGAGATTGATAACGAACTTCTCTACGTGGATTCCCTGTCTGGCACGACTGCTGTGGTGTCACCGTGGGGTCGAGGCATGGATGGTTCTACTGCCGCTGCTCACTCATCAAATGCCCGGGTGACGTTTAGTCCGTTGTTTCCACGCCATCAGGTTTTGACGCAGATCAATTCTACGATCAAAGCCATTGGCAAGGAGATTCAGGCTTCTGCGTCTACGACGATCACGTTTCAAGCTTCGAGGACTACGTATGCCCTGCCGGCTGATGTGAATGCCGTGAGTGATGTCTCGTGGCAGGTTGTTGGTCCTTCACAGTTGTGGACTCCGGTGAAGCGGTGGAAGTTTAATCAGGTGGTGAATGCTGCTACGTGGGCTACAGGTAAAACTATCGACATTTTTGATTCGATTACCCCTGGTCGCACAGTGCAGATCAGTTACTTGAAACTTCCTTCCGAGTTGTCTTCCCCATCTGACACTCTTGAAACAACTACCGGGTTCCCTGCTTACTTGCGGGATGTGGTGGTTCTTGGTGCTGCTGCACGTCTGGTGTCCGGCATTGATGTGTCTCTGCTTGACCCGACTTCAATTAGTGCCGGCTTCTTTGATGAGCGTCGTGCCCCGGGTTCCGGGTCGCAGGTTGCTCGGACTTTGTACGCCTTGTATCAGCAACGGTTGATGGAAGAAACAGATCGCTTCCGTGACCAGTACCCGACCCCTGTTCATTACCGGAGGTAATTCGTGACCCGCAGATATTTCACATCTACTGCCATAAACACTACGTTGACGGCGGAACTGTCGGCTTCTGCTACGTCTATGACAGTGGATGCAGCCACGTTTACCGGCTATCCCGCGTCCTTCCCTTACACCCTTGTGTTGGATGAGGGTTTGAGTACTGAAGAAGTCATTGAGATTTCTTCTGCTGCCGGCACCACGTTGACGATTGGGACTCGTGGAGTTGACAGCACTACTCCACAGATTCACTTGAATGGAGCTAGTGTCAAACTCGGGGTGTCTGCCCGTGACTTCAACGAGGCTAACGCTCACGTCTACCTTGATGCGCAGACTGCAACGAAGCATTCAGGCGTGCATGGTCTTGCCGGTCAGGTTGTGGGTACTTCTGATACGCAGACGTTGACTAATAAGACTCTGACTTCGCCAACCGTCACTTCGTCTCTGATTCTTGACACTGGTGCGTATATCCAGTTCGAGGGTGCTAGTGCTGACAATTTTGAGACTATTCTTACCGTTGTCAATCCGACTGCCGATCATGTACTTAGTCTTCCCAATGCAACTGCAATTCTTGTTGGCGATGCCACTACTCAGACGCTGACTAATAAGACTCTAACGTCTCCAATTATAGGAACGTCTTTGATTCTCGACACTGGTGCGACCATTGTTTTTGAAGGCGCTACCGCTGACGCTTTCGAGACTACGTTGACAGTTACCGATCCTACCGCTGACCGTACAGTCACCATTCCCAATGCCACAACAACTCTTGTCGGGACGAATACCACCGACACTTTGACCAACAAGAGCATCAGTGGTGCTACTAATACGTTGACTGCCATCCCTTTGACTACTGCCGTGACTGGTTCACTTCCTGTTGCTAACGGTGGCACTGCTGGTACCACTCAGGCTACGGCCCGTTCCGGTATTAGTGCCGCCAAGGATGGCGCTAACTCTGACATAACCTCACTCACGGGTCTTACTACAGCACTTTCTGTGGCTCAGGGGGGGACTGCTCGCACCTCGTTCTCCAACTCGGCTGTCGCAGTGACAAACAGTAGCGGTGCTCTCACCGCAGGAGTCACGGGTACAGCCCAGCAGGTTCTTAAGTTCGATGGTACTGGTGCCCCGGTTGCTGGCGCAGTCACGTTGAGCAATGCGTCAGCAGTCTCTACTCCCATACAGGCTGGCACTAACTCCATATCCTTATCGGCAGCGGCCAGCGGTTCCAAAGCAGTAACTTTTGCAACCGCATTTGCTACCGCTCCAAATGTGGTTGTTACTGCCGATTCTGCCGTGTACAACTGCAACGTGTCAGCAACATCTGGAAGTGGATTCACCTACGGTGTACGCCACATTGACGGCACAACAGCAACAACGACAGTGACCGTGTACTTCATCGCAATGGTTACTACCTGATGGCAGCGGAGATTGCTTCACGTTCAGTATTTTCTCTAGGTATTACCCCGTCTGACGGAACCCTATGGACTAACCGTGATGTGCAGTATGAGTGGGCTATTGGCGGTCAGCCTTTTCTATCCATTGCCTCGGACGAGTACCAGTCTTTGCGTGGGTTTGTTCAGGTCAACAAGCAACAGTTTGACTCGCAGCAGGAGCCGGGTGAGCAGTCGCTTACGGGTTGGTGGCTTCGCTCGCAGCGTGACTTTTCTGCTGGTGCGGGCCTAAACTTTTTTGAGCCAGCAAACAGCAACGCAGGCCAGAACGATTCACGGACGATGCGTCGATTTAAGTCGTCTTACGGTGTTGACGTGTGGACCCCGGGACAAGTGTCTTTGCTAAAGTCAATGTCAAGTGGCGCTTCGGGTACAGGGAAGTGCCAGCCAGTGTCTGCTGGTTCCTCCGCTTACTACACAACTGGTAGTTCGGTCAGCGTTGCTCGGACCACTACATCTTCTACTACCAGTGTTACGAGCTGGAATGCTGTTCCCGACTGGATTGTCTCTAGTGGCGCAACAGTGTTTGCCTTTAGCACGTCGGGCATTGACCGGTTGGTCGCTTCGACAAACACTGTGACTCAGGCGTACACAACTGGTGGTGTGAGTGGTCGAGGTTGGTGGATTAAAGGTTCGTTCCTTGCGTGTATCGGTAGCAGTGTGTACCGCTTGCCGGAGAATCCTGCCGCACCTCCCGCTGCCCTACCTACTGCTGTCCCTGTTGGGACAATGCCTACGGACTGGACATGGACTTCAGCTTGTGAGACACCTTCTTCGATTCTTCTTGGTGGCTTCGCCGGGGCTAAGTCCACGATCTACCAGTTGATTGAGAAGATTGACATTAGTTCTGCTGGTGCGTCATCCACCACATATGCGATCACCACTGTTGCCGAGTTGCCTTACGGCGAGACCGTGCTTGGCCTGTACAACTATCTCGGGTCTTACGTGGCTATTGGCACAAACCGTGGTTTGCGTATCGGAATCATGTCGGACCAAGGCACGTTGTCTTACGGTCCCCTCGTGTGGGACCTCGGGTCCGTGGAACACATGGTAGGTAAAGACCGGTTCATTTATGCTGGCGTATCCAATGTGATACCTGACGGTACGGGTACTGACAAGTCCGGTCTGATTCGAGTGGACCTGTCCGAGCCTGATTCTGCCGGCAGATTCGCTTGGGCCTACGACTTGAGTACAGGTGTGACTGGAACGGTTAATGGTGTCTGCCCTATCGGTACATCCAATCGCCTAGTCATAGGCGTTGAAGGTCAGGGAAGTTTCGTGGAGTCTGCTTCGACACTTGTGTCGAGTGGCCTGCTCACTACCGGTCAGGTTCGCTATTCAACTTTGGAACCTAAGACGTTCCAGCAGGTGACGGTTCGATCAGATTCGGTTGCAGGAAGGATTGCTGTCAGCTCGGTAGGTGCTGCCGGTTCCGTGACTACTTTGTACACGTTGTCTGGTGCCTCGTCTTCTGCCGAGATTGCCATGTTCCCTCGTACTCCTACGGAGTCGATGGGTCTGCAATTCAATCTACAGAGGTCTTCTACTGATTCGACTCTTGGCCCAACACTTCGTGGTTGGCAACTAAAGAGTTTGCCGGCTGTGACACGTAAGCAACAGTGGCGTTTGCCGTTCGTGTGTTTTGACCAGGAGCAGGACCGGTTCGGTAACAGGACTGGCACTGTTGGCAATGCGTACACCCGCTATCAGTCTCTGCGCACTGCCCTACTCACTGGTGTGCCAGTGATCTTGCAGGACCTCATCAACAACGAGCAGTACGCGGTGCTGGTGGAGGATGTGCAGTTTGTGCAAACCACTCCCCCTCGTGGTGCTTCCGGGTTTGGTGGAGTTCTCGTAGTTCAGGCTCGGGAATTGTGATGCCGTATGTCACCCCGGATTGGGTTAAGGCTGTTCAAGATTCTGCTGTCGTACTTGGTTTCGTTCTTGCACTCACTGGTGGCTTGGTTGCGGTCGGGAGGGTGATGATTGTTAAGCCGTTGAAGCGGTTGATCGAGGAGTCCACTAGGCAGATTCAGCCGGAAACGAATGGCGGTAAGTCGCTTGCTGATTTGCATGTGAAGGTCGATGGCCTTGGTACACGTCTGTCCCGTGTTGAGCGGGAGTTGCTGAGAATAGATGAGGAGTTGGACGAAATTGTCTCTGATTGACAGGTTCGGTTTTTGGTTTGCTAATTCACCGGTTGCTTCTGCGGTGAAGGCTTTTGTTGCCATTGTGGTGTCGATGGCTGTGGCTGATTGGGTCACTACGTCCACCATCTCTTTTTCTAAGTGGCAGACGTGGGTGATTGCAGCTCTCGCTGCTGCGATTGTGCCGGCATTGAATGCCGCGAATCGTTCCGACTACCGGTATGGCGCGTGGAAGTCGGGCACGCAAACTGTTTCTACCCCGGATGGTGAGAAGTGACGTTCGATACGAAGAACGCGAAGAAGGTCCTGATCAAGTGGCTTGGCAAGAATAATGTCGAGTTCAAGTCGGGTTGGGATAAGCGGGGCGACCAGTGGACTGGTGGTGCCCCTCGTGCTGTGATGAATCACGATCTGGTGGGTGTTGACCAGGGTGCGATTGACTGGACGAATGCTGCGGGTGAGGCGAAGCCTTACTGCAACGCTGTCATTACTGACGACAAGGTGATCATCAACTCGGTGTTGGCCGTGTTCCATAGTGGTCTTGGTGGCCCGTGGCCGAAGGCTGGTGTGCCGGCGAACGTGGGTTCTTGGTACATCTGGGGTACTGAGCACGCCGTGTGGGGCAAGAAGTTGGATGAGTATTCCCCTGAGATGCTGGCTTTGTCTGCCCGGTTGACGTGTGCCATCAAGGAGATTGCCGGCACCAGTTGGCCTGAAGGCCGTGG